TGTAAAAAGTTCCTTGATATTAAAGAAGTTAATAATATTTTTTAATATAGGTATATCAGAAATATATAGCATATTGTCGTTAATATAATATATATCTAATTGTTTATATCAATTTTATCATTTTTCTTGTTCTTATTCTTTTTAGGTGCTAATGATTTAAGAGTAGATTGTCTTTTATCACATCTTTTAAGTGTAAACTTTTTAGCTCCGGTATTATAGATTAATGATGGTATTGATAAAATTTTACCAGTATCTTTGTTATATAATACTTCTTTGGCTTTAAGCAATCGTTTTCTATCTAAATTTGTAGATAGGAAATTCAATAAATCTTTTTTGTCGTCCTGAGAATATTCATGTTGTTTAACATATTCATCTACAAAATCATTAAATTTTAATAATTTTGTTGTTTTATCTAGTTTTGTCCATGGTTCATTAGAAATACTTTTTTTTTCATCTGCTAAGAAAACATCTAGATTAGATAGATTTTCTACAGTTTCTTCTTTTTCATCACCATTACCATTTAATAACATAGATTTGTATTTTATATTTTTTAATTCAACACATTCGTTACTCATTATTTATATATATTATAAAGCGTAAAGTTTATACTATTTTAAAATAGTATAAATAAATAATTATATCATTTAGATTCAATGAAGTCTATTGAAATAAAAGGTAAACGCAATATTGATAAGATTGAAAATGTAAAAAATCCAAGACGAAAAGACTCGTTACATTGGAAATTACCAGATGATTTTTTTTCAAATCGAAAACAGGTAGAAATAATTAATAATTTATATTTGGAAAATTCATTTGAACATGATGTATTTATAAAAAAAGAAATTAATAAAAAGATTACTGGTTATAAAAATCAAGATATTAAAAAGAAACTGATTGATTTAACAAAGTTAATTTCTCTCAACGATACTATTGAGAAGCTAATGTTATCAAAGTTAAAATGTTTTTATTGTAAAGAAACTTGTCATTTATTATATCAGAATATATTTGAAAAGAAACAGTGGACATTAGATAGAATTAATAATAATCAAGGGCATAACACGGATAATGTAGTAATTGCATGTTTGGAGTGTAATATAAAAAGAGGTGATATGGATAGTGAACGATTTAAAAGAGGAAAAGAAATAAAAATAGTTAGAAAACAATTTTAAAAATAATATGAAAAAGTATATGAATGAAGTTCTTTTTTTGAAATGGTCACCAAATGTGAAAGAGCAATTTTATGAAAAAAGTAAATTAAAAGAGAAGCATAAAGCTATTGGAAACAATGTAATGGAAACAATATTACAAGAAGGAAATGAATTTGTAAATAACAAGACGAGAGAAAATCAATTTGAAAAAATGAACCAGAGAGAAATGGTAGCGCAAACGAATTTAAGTCCATTTCGCTCAAATAACTATTTAGAAGATTTACAAGTCCAAGAACAATTTTTAACTCCTCAAAATTCAAATTTAGAAACAAAATAATCTAGACAATAAAGTATTTAAATATAGATTTTATTAATATACTAAATATGTCAAATAACTATAGCACTCAAAATGATTTATTATTAAATAATTTATTACAGTTTTATCAAACAGACAATAATATGGATAAGATGTTAGGTATAATCAATGGTGAGTCACGAATATCTTTACGAATAATTGATTGGTTTGCTACAAATTACGCTAAGAAATTTTATACAGTATATCAAATGGAAGGAACAACTAATAGATTTAAAGTATATAATGATTATAAATTAAAATTAAAAGCTTATTCGAAGAAAAGGTTTGATCCTTTTTGTAGATGGGATAGAATAACTATTCCTTATAAAGAAGATGCTCATATCCAAACAACAATTGGACAATTAAATTTTTTCAAATGGGCAATTGATAACAATGTAATTGATTATATTGAGCAAAATTATTTGTCTATTGAAAAAGATATGAATAATCGAAATAGCACATCAAAGATAAGAATTAATGAGAAAAACTCTAATAAAACTCGAAAAAAAAGAGAAGAGTTATCGGTTTCAGCATCAAAAAGTATTAAAAAGGAAAAGGTAGAAATCATTGTTAATTTTGATTAATAAGGTTAATAAGGTTAATAAGGTTAATATTTAAATATATAATAGGAATTAAAATTAAATATTTAAAATGGGAAATCAACCATCAATTCAAAGATTAAATTTTGAAGATATCCAAGATACTATAAAAAATAATAATAAATATACTATTATTAACACTCTTCCAATATCTCAACAAACATGTTTGATTCCTAATACAATAGACATTAGCAGTGAAGAATCAATTATTAACAAGTTGGTTTTAGAAAATAATAGTAGAGAGATAATAATTTATGGAAGAAATTCTAATGATATGACTATATACGATAAATATGAACAATTAACTAAACTGGGATTTAGAAATATATATGTTTATCCAGGAGGAATATTTGAATGGTTATGTTTACAGGATATTTATAGTGATGAATTGTTTCCAACAACAAAAAAGGAACTAGACATTTTAAAATATAAACCGAATTCTAAGTTAAATCAGTTTTATATAACAAATGATTAATATATCTCTTTTATATAATGAATAATAAGTCCACAGTTAAAGTTATTATTTATGATAGTGAAAATAAACGAAAAGAACTATATATAGATATGAATAATTATAGTCATTCGTCTAGGCTACTTAGACAACAAATAATTAAAAAAAGTCTTAGAGAACAAGAAATATGGCGACAAAAACAATTAGATGTTTTATATAGAACTGGACGTCCAATTTTTAGTATAGAAAGATGTAATTTACGATTTTATAATTAATAATCATCATCACCCAAACATCCATTTGGTCCCATATGTCCTAATTGATTTGCTTGATAAGTAGGATAACAACCTGGACAAATGTTATCTAAAGCTAAATTAGCTAATTTATCAGCAGCCTTATTATATTCTCGTTTTATATGTTGATAACTAATGTTAGTAAATTGTCTTTCTAAATACTTAGCATCATTATATAATGGAATTAATTTATCCGCCTTTACTTTATACTTACCAGTCATCTGATTAATTATAAGTTGTGAATCTCCTTTTACCAATATATTTGTAATATTATTTTGTAGAGCCAATCTTAATCCCTCTATAAGAGCTTTATATTCAGCGACATTATTTGTTCCACCTACGATATTGGATGTAAAATATTCACTTTTATCATGTAATATTTTTTCATTATTATATATTATACATCCAATACCTATATAATCACTCGGATTTCCTCTACAAGCACCATCAAATTCAAGAATGGGATAATATTCATTACTGTTATTTTCTTTTAATTCACTCTCATTTTTATATAACTCATTTGATATCCATTCATCTATCGTTTTTACCCAATCAGTTCGTTTATTTTTATTTTCTGGTAGACTTGTGTCTATGTTTGCTTCAATAGTTAATTTGATTTCTATAGACTCCAACCAAGATTCATGATATTCATGACATTTTTGTAAATATTCTAATGGAATATTTTCTCCCTCTCTACTTCTAATTTTAACTCTATCAAAACATATTTGTGGGTTAGCATTAACATATATAATGCCTCCTAATTTTAGTTCATCGAGAAATTCATCAAACCACATAGTATATATTTGATATTCATCATGTTCAATCATATCATCGTCATACAACATCTTAGCAAATACATTTCTATCAGTTTGAACAGATCTTTCACAAATAATTATACTATATGTATTATTTTTGATAATACTTTTTAATAAATGTAGCCTTGAAATATATGCCATCATTTGGAATCTAAAGGCATATTTTTTTGTGTCTTTGTAAAGGTTGGTTAAAATAGGAACTCCTTCCTTGTCTATTACCGATCCCCAATTATCTACAGGTTCAGGACAAAATCCTATATTACTATTACCAATGTAATAGTCTTGTAAATCTTTGTATAATGTAGATTTACCTGACCCAATGTTGCCGTCGATACTTAAAATAATTGGTTCATTCATTTTGATATATATAAATATATTTCGTCTAAATATTTATTTCAATTTTATTTAAAAAAAAATTGAAATAAATATTTAAATATAAAACTATTAATAATAATAATAAAGCAACTATGGATTTAAATCAACAAAAGCTTAACAGGACTGAATGGGATACTACAGAAATCCCAGTTAATAAAGAGGAAGCAGAAATTTTGAACCTTATCATAAAAGGTTATGATAATGTTAATATGACATACAATAAAAATAATTCAATGATAAATTTCTTGTCTTTAGATCCAAATGAAAATATAATGAATCATCTTTACAAAGAATATTTCCAACCAATTATATCAAAAATGAATAAAAAATATGATTTTGCTTACAATGATTTAGATCCAATCAAGTTTCATAGAGTAAATTCTATAGAAAAATTGAAACTAGAAAATATTAGCAAATCTATTAAAGAAAAAATGAACAGAATCTTTGAATTTGACTTACTAACTGTAGCTGATATGGTGATGAAATATTTCTATAAAGATAATATGGTAAAATTCAACAAATATTATTACACACTTCATCATTTGATGAGATTAAGTATTACACATATAAATAATCAAGTTATAAGTTTTATTGAATCTGTATTGGCAGATTATTATGTGGAATTAAATAGAGAGGGGATGTTTCTACAGAGTAGTGATTTAATTGAAAAAAATGAACAATTAGTAAAATTTCAAGATTATAAATTATATGAGCATCAAAAGCAATTATTTACAATTTGTAAAAATCCTAAACCAAAATTGGTATTGTATATTGCTCCCACTGGAACAGGAAAAACGATTAGTCCACTTGGATTAGCTGGGTCACATAAGATTATATTCCTTTGTGCTGCTAGGCATGTAGGATTAGCATTGGCCAAATCAGCCATTTCGATGGGTAAGAAAATAGCCTTTGCGTTTGGATGTAATGATGTATCTGATATTCGATTACATTATTTTGCTGCGAAGGATTATGTTAAACATAATAAGACAGGTAAGGATATTAAATACAGAGATGGATCAAAGAAGGTAGATAATTCAGTTGGAGATAATGTAGAAATTATGATTTGTGATATTAAATCATATTTATGTGCTATGTATTATATGAATGCTTTTAATAAGGTAAATGATATGATTATGTATTGGGATGAGCCAACGATTACTATGGATTACGAAGAACACGAATTTCATACATATATTTCTGAGATTTGGCAAAAAAATGTAATTCCTAACATCATCTTATCATCAGCTACATTGCCTCATCAAGAAGACTTACAAGAAACTATTACAGACTTCACATCAAGATTTGATGATAGTAGAATATACAATATTGTTAGTCACGACTGTAATAAATCTATTCCTTTGATAAATATAAATAATCAAATAGAAATGCCGCATTTAAAGTTTGATGATTATTCAGAATTACAAAAATGTGCGAGGCATTGTGATAGATATA